TTTTAGTATAAAAGGACAATCAGTAACTAAGTTATATAATTATGAAATTAGCAGATAAAACATTAGAACTAGAAAACGATAAATTCAAAATAATAGAGTTTGACAATGAGCGTTACGAGAAAAACAATAGAGCTCATTTGTATTATAAAATACAATGTAAAAAATGTGGTGAGATCTTCTCTAGAAAGAAAGATTGCATTCACAATTTTGAAAATTTAAAATGCAGAAATTGTATACACAACCGTTTCGGTAAGTGCTTAAACGCTCTATTATACAATGTATTTACTCATTACACAAATAATGCTAAGCAAAGAAATATAGACTGGAATCTATCAGAAGAAGAATTTAAACATTTAATTACGCAACCTTGTATATATTGCGGTGAAATACCTAATGTAACAAAAACATCAACATATAAGAATAAATCAGAAAAGATAACAGGTATAGATAGAATAGATCCTTCTAAAGGATATTCTATGAATAACTGCGTTCCTTGTTGTAAAATGTGTAATATAATGAAAAACAAATTTTCTGAAGAAGAATTTATAGATAAAGTTAAGTCTATATATAATAATTATATAAAAAGTTCAACGACTATCTCGAAAGAGAGTACACTACAAGCCAATGGTAGTGGAAACGGGGAACTTCTGACTGCTGCTTAAGGTAAAAGAAGAAGATATAGTCTAATCTATATGGTAACATATAGCAGTTCATAAGAGAACGTATATAAGAGTTGCGTCTTATATAGAAGATAATGTAGGATTAATGGACAACTGCTATTACTGATGTTAGCAGAATCTCTATCCGAGTTAGGATGTAGAATAGTACAAGCAAACACAGATGGTTTATTCGTTCTTTTAAAGAAAGATAAATATCAACAGATGAAACAAGCATGTACTGAATGGGAACAACTAACTAAACTCGAACTAGAAGAAGAACGTTTTGAAGCTATGTATCAATTTGCAATTAATGATTATATTGCAATTAAAGAAGGGTACAAAGAAACTAAAGATAGTAAACTTATTAAGAAAAAAGGTATGTTTATTACTGATGTCTTACTTGGGAAAGGTCTTAATCCTAAGATCATACCAGAAGCAGTTATTAAGTATTTTGCAGATGGAATTCCAGTGAAAGATACTATAATGAATTGTAAAGACATTCGTAAGTTTCTACAAGCAGAAAAAACAGGTAAGCAATGGACTGTAGAATACAATGGAGAAATACAACAGAGAGTTAATAGATTCTATGTTAGTACTGATGGTTTGTATCTTTGGAAATGGAAATCTGAAAATGGTATTAAAGAATACCAGAGTATGTTGAAAGGGTATGGTGTAACTATACACAATAAATTTACTCCAGATAAACCTATTGAAGATTATAATATTAACTATCACTATTATATCCTACAAGCTACAAAGATTATTAATCAGTTAAAGCCACAACAGTTAAGTCTATGGGACTTTTCATAAAATATCACAGATTATCATACTCTAAGACATAGACTTCTTTTAACGAAAGGAGAAGTGTATGATATTAGAACTAGATACAGAACTGCTCAGTAAAATTGAGCATTTGACTATTAATCAGCTAGTATTTTTAAATCTTGTATTAGGCAATAATCAAGCTAATATCAAAGATGTCCTGTCACTTATCAGTCTGGTGAACGAGACAGAAATACAAGATTTAATTGATCAAGGCTACATAGAAAAAAAGGTTTCAGACAAAGCAGTAGTTTATCTTCCGACTGAAACTCTAACATCGCTTATCGAAAGAAAAGTTACGATGTTTGATGAATTCTATGAAGCATATCCGCAGGTTGTCATTAGACCAGATGGTACAAAGAGCTTCTTACGAGCCAATAAAAACAATTGTAGAAAGCGTTATAACGCTATCGTAGGCAAGAGTAGAGCAGCTCATGAGCATTTAATGGAATGTTTAAAATTCCAGCAGAATGAACTAGTAATGACTGGTCGCATGGGTTATATGAAAACAATGTGGAAGTGGCTTACCCAATGTGAATGGGAAGCACTTGACGAGCAAATGAAATGTAGTGTTGAACAAAATGAACAAACATCTTATGGAACAACACTTATATAAACCATTACCATTCAAACATATTTCTGAAGTAACAGAAGAAGCTTTAGAGTATATTGATATGCGTAGAAAACATGAAATTGAACCACTTAGAACAAGGTGGAAGAAATTCAATAGATTGTGTAATGGTGGCATAGAACAAGGTTGCATCTATACAATAGTAGGTGCCTCTGGATCAGGTAAGTCCTCATTTGCAAATATGTTAGAAACTGATTTAATTAGTCTAAATCCTAATAAGAATGTTATAGTATTATCTTTTTCATTTGAAATGTTATCAAGTAGACAAGTAGGTCGAAAAATAAGCAGTTCAATGCGAAAGACTACTGCAGAATTATATAGTTCTGAATTTGATCTTCGTGATGAAGAATTTCAGAAGATACAGGAAGAAGCACAACAGATTGCTAAATTTCCTATCTACTATGTAGATTCTGCAGCTACAGTCGATCAGATTAAGGATACGATACAGTATTTTCAAGACACTCTTGCTAAAGATAAATGGCTAGTAGTAATGCTAGATCATACACTGCTAGTAAGAGGTAGAAGTGATGAAAGTGCTTTAAATATTATTAGAGATTTACAGAACTGTTTTATAAATGCAAAAAAAGTAGGTTGCACAAGTATAATTCAGCTCTCACAAATGAACAGGAATATTGAATCTCCTGATCGAATTAATAACCCAACATGTCATTATCCAATGCGTAGTGACATTTCTTCCGCTGATGCTATCTTTCAAGGAAGTGATGTTGTACTTGTAATCGCCCGTCCAGAAACGTTAGGCTTTGCAGTGTACGGACCTCATCGACTCCCAGTACAAAACAAGATATATCTCCATATTCTAAAGAATAGGGAAGGACAATTAGCAATTCTTGATTTCGAAAATGATCTAGCACACAACAATATTATCGAAATTGAAAGAGGCATGGAACTAAACCCTACTTAGTTCACAATTAAAAAAAGACTGATATGAAAGATTATATATTCTCTTTTGGTAAATCCAACAACAATTCTTCTTACTTTGGAACAGCAACAGGTAATAATTCTGTAAGTAGTTATACGCAAAGCTTGTTTAATAAAGCAATGGGTTTAACTCCGTATTATCAGACTCCGTGTCGGAGTTCATATGATAGTTCGACTCCTTTTTATCTTCTTCCTTTTGCTGTAGAGAAGAAAAAGAGTCCGTTGTTCGATAGTAACTATCGCTATAAGAAGATTCAGCGTGATCTTGACGTATATGAAGCTTGGAAGAACGCTGTAAATCGAATGAATGCATATCGTAATTATTATGGCAATGATAGTTATGAAGCATTGATTAACGGTATTCCGGCTAATTTCTTTAGCGATTTTGTACAGATTGGAGATACTGTTATTCCGTTTAATGCAAACCGTAGCTTTTTTAACAGTTTGACTTCGGAGAGAAAAACAACAATTCTTAGTGTATCTATTACTATTATCGAAATTTTTGTGATCGAGTAATTTTAAAATAACATATACTTACTATTTCAGTATTTACAAATCTTATCATAGCGTATCAAATCACAGTAAGTTAATATCTATTCATTATGATAGTATTACCTACTGAAAAAGTTAAAGCCAAAGTAAAGAATCCAAGATTCTTAATACTATTTGGTAAACCAAAATCGGGCAAAACTACTATAGCAAGTCAATTAGATTCAAATTTAATCATTGACTTAGAGGGAGGAGCTGAGTTTTTAGATTCTCTCTGTGTTCAAGCTAGAAACGTAAACGACTTAGGCGAAATTGCTGCGGCTATTCGTCAAAAGAATAAAGAATGTAATGGCTTCTTCTATAAGCATATAACTATTGATAATGCAACAAGATTAGAAGAAATAACGTTAAGTTATGCTCTAACTCTTTATCAACAGACTCCAATGGGTAAATCCTATAGAGGAGATGTTCGAATGTTGCCTAATGGTGCTGGATGGTTTTATATCAGACAGGCTGTTAGAAAAGTTATCGATATGTTTAGAGAGTTGTGTGAAGAATTTATTTTAGTAGGTCATACTAAAGATAAATTAGTCAATAAGGATGGTGAAGAACTATCTGAAATGCAGCTTGACCTTGCTGGAAGACTTAGTGATATTATCTGTGGAGAAGCAGATGCTATAGGCTATGTCTATAGAAAGAAAAACCAGACATTAATTTCGTTTCAGGGCGGAGAAAACAATATAGTAGAAGCGAGAGCGCCTCATCTTAGAGGCCAGAAAATTGTTATTGCTGAAAGTGATAACGAAGGTAAGTTAGTTACCTATTGGGATAGAATTTATTTGCCTAATAATGATTAAAATATACGTATATGTACAGTTCTAGCAGAGCAAAAAAGATTGTAAAAAACGATGTAGCATTTTTAAGTGCAGGTATTCATGATAATGTCCATTTAATTGGAGTTAGATATGAGACCTCAATTCAAGATAACAGTTTTATCGAATTTAAGTTCGAAAAAGAAGGTAGGATTATGACTCACACTGAGTGGGAACCGAGAAAGAAAACAAGTTTCGGTGAGCTTACTCAGGATGAGTTTGAGTTAAAGTGTGATAAGCAATTTTCTCGTGTAAAGCAGATTTTAGAGTGTTTTTATGACGAGGATAAGTTGCAATTTGAAGGTGAAAGCTTCAAAGAGTATGCTAAATGGGTAGTAGGACTTTTGTCTGCAGATAACATTAAGGACAAAGCCTTAAGAGTAAAAGTTGTCTATAATGATAAAGGTTATACCACACTTCCGAAGTATGCGAAATACACGTTTATCGAGCCTATGTCTACAGTAGATGCTGGTGAATCAATGATTACTAAGTTAGGAATTGATTTATTTGAAAAGCCTATTGTAGCTGATGTCGAGAAACAAAATGCTAATCCATTCCAAGTAGTAAATGGTACATTAGAAAGTGTTGATGTTACAACAAGTAACAATAGTGAGGATGATTTGCCTTTCTAAAAAAGGTAGAACATTATATAACCAATTAAATTGGGGGGGGGG